ACTGGCGACTATGACACAAGGCGCTTACAAATATTATTAAAAATAGCGCAACAATATGTTTTAACGGTGCAAGATTTTATTGATTTTTGTGATACTTATTTAGGATTAACAATAACAGTAGATCAAGGTCATAATTTTGATTACGCATCATATAGTTTGCCAGTACCAGATCAAATTGAAAAAGATTTTACGATGATAATTTATTATACAAATGGTTCATCACATAAATTTACTTACACATTTAGTACGGAATTTGATGTTACTCCTCCAGCATTAGTTTTTGGTGAAGATGCTAATTTGAATTTGCTGGAATGTATTTTAACGCCATTAGTTCCAGCATCGGTGAAGTTGTTATTTATACCTGTTTAAGAGGAAAGATGTTATGCAAAGCATGAATAGTAAAATTACGGGAAATACATTAACGGCGGCTGAATGGAATCAGCCAATGACAGAATTGCAAAACTGCATCACAAAAGCTGGATTAGCTTTATCGGCTGGCAACTTAAATCAGTTGGGAATTGCCATTGCTAGGGCGGCTGGTGGTGGTTCATATTTTATGAATGCGGCGGGTACTGCTGATGCTATCGAATTAGATTTGGTTTTAACTGCAATGGTTTTGCCTACTGCGTATTTTCGCGGGATGCACATTGAATGGGTTGCGGTTGATACGAATACAACGAATGTAACTATAACAATTACGCCGATTGCATCTGTAAAGAAATTACTCATGCCCGATTATTCTGAAATTCCTGCTGGATTGATTGTTGAAGATGTTAAATATGAGGCTTGGTATGATGATACGGCTGATGGTGCTACTGGTGCATTTATTTTAGTCGCATTAACTACGGCTGTTTCAACCGCCACAAATTATATTCCTCCTGCATTTTTTAATGGTTTTGTATTTGCTAATGATGCAACAGCTACAGCTAATGGAATTACGGTTACGGCTGGTACTTGTAAAGATTCAAGTAATACTTATGATATGTTTTTAAATTCATCATTAGGTAAAAAAATTGATGCTACATGGGCGGCTGGCGGTGTGCCTAATGCTTGTGTTGGCGGTTTGGCTGATGGTGTTAGTTTAACGAATAGCACTTGGTATTATATGCACGCTATTATGAAAGCTGATGGCTCGGTAGATGCGGGGTTTGATACAAGTATAACGGCGGATAATTTAATAAATGATCCTGCGGTCATTAGTAACGGGTTTTTATATTATCGCCGTATTGGTGCGTTTTATTATAATGTTGCTGAATTTAAAAACTTTAATAATGTTGGCAATCAGTTCTTATTCGCGTCACCAGAACGTATTTATAATGGTGCGGCAACTACATCGGCAAGTTTAACAACAACGATTGCCCCGCCAAATCAAGTTGCTATTTTAACTGGTAGTACCAAAGAAAATACGATTTTATTTACTGCGCCATCAAGTACCGATTTTTCTCCTAGTAGTGATGTTTATACTATAAAAATGTATAACAGTGGTGGTGATGCTGATTATTTTCCATTTGGATATTTACAAATACAAACGGATGGATCAAGTCGCATTCGCCATAGATCAACAGGAACAAAAACGCTTGAGATTATGAGTGCTGGTTATATTGACTATAGGTAATTAATATGGAAACACTACGCCAAAAACAAAGTCGGTTTGTTCGTGATGTTGCAAAGCTCATTGAGTGGGCATTTGCAAACGGATATGAATTAACGTTCGGTGAATGTTGGCGCACACCAGAACAAGCGGCGCTTAATGCAAAAAATGGAAAGGGAATTGCTCGCTCACTACATAATGAGCGATTAGCGATTGATTTGAATTTATACAAAAATGGAACATGGTTAATTGCAAGTGAAGATCATAAGCCGCTCGGTGATTATTGGAAGTCTTTAGGTACTGACCATTGTTGGGGTGGTGATTTTACAAAAAAAGATGGCAATCATTATTCAATTACCAATGGCGGCATCAAATAGATTGACTCTTATGGGTAGTTAAGCTATCTTTAATTTTTATCAACGGCAAGAGGGTAAAACGATGGAATTTTTAAAAGGCTGGAAAACTTTTCTTTTGGCGGCAATTGCATTGGGCGCACAAGTTGTTGCTCATTTGAAGCCAGAATTAAAATCAACGTGCGATACGGTGAGTGCATTTGCGTTATCGGCAACTCCGATCACTATTCGCATGGCTGTAGCTGAATTACAAAAAAGCATTGGTGTTTAATGACAACAAAACAAGCGATACTTTTTGCAATTCTTTATCTGCTAATTTGTATCGCTTGTTATTATTCGTTTAAAAATGATTCCGAAGGGGAATGATAATGGCGTTAAAACCATTTCAAGAACGCGCTCAAAAAAAGTACAAAGAGAAAAATCACAGCAACAACATTTCTCAAATCATGGTTTGGTTTCCAGCAATTTGGAAAAAAGACTTGCTTGAATTTGCAAAACAAAAGCGGGCAGAGTTCAAGGAAATAATGAGCGATAAATTGCCCGAAACAGTATCAGATACCGACCAAGATATAAGCCCGTTTCAGTGATTTACGATATTACCCCAATCCCTAAACCACGCATGACAAGATCCGATGCTTGGCGCAAACGCCCTGCTGTGATGCGGTATTGGGCTTTCAAAGAAGAATGCCGCCTACGCAAGGTGAAGCTCACTGAGGGCGATTCAGTGATTACCTTTGTGCTACCCATGCCTAAAAGCTGGAATGCGCTTAAGCGGCAAACTATGAACGGTCAGCCACATAAACAAACCCCCGACTTAGATAATCTCATCAAGGCTTTGCAGGATGCGGTATTTGATCAAGATAAAACAATACATCGAGTAACGCTTTCTAAGGTGTGGGGAATTAAAGGGCAGATTATTGTGGAATAGGTGATGCGGCAATGGCTCATCCTAAGCCGCCCATGACTAGACTTTGCCGCATCAAATCGTTGTGCGAATTATCTCACACAAATTTAATCAATCTCTTACAATAATTTTTTATCCGTTCTTAATGTTGTTTTACAATCATTGCAATGAATTTTTGTAATTAGCGATGTGTCAATCGTGGTTAATTCGCCTTCATTTATAAATTCTACTTTGTAAGTTACGTTTTCAATAGTGATATTTTTACTACCGCAAATACAGGTTATTTTTTTAAACTTTGGCTTGTACGATTTAACATAGCCGCCTTCCCCCTTTTTAACGAATGGTATGTTTTCACATAGTCCATTACATTTAGGGCAGAAGTATCTTATTCCGTTAGCTGTTTCTTTTTTATCACAAAACTTTAATTGAATTTTGTGTACGCATGATTCACAGTATTGATAGCGTGTTGGTCTGTATTTTCTCATAAGAATTTACTCACTGAATTTGCTGATACAATTTTTTTCTCTCTGCGCCATCCTTTAGTCGGGTGATAATCCCAACCATGACAACGCCCCTTTATAACTCTGCGCTTGTTTTTAATGCGCACGCTTTGAACATTTCCATCAGCATCTTTCAATGTTTCGGCTTCGCCTATTGTGATGCCGTAGGGATGCTTGCGCGGATGATCTTTATGCTTGTGACGATGTAGTGCCATTACTTAAGCCCTCATTTAATTGAATACGATATGTAACTATTCCATCATTAAAATACACTATAACATTAAATGAATTTTTATAGATTTCTACTTTATCTTTAATAAATGCGCTTATAGCAGATTCAATTTCTTCTTTAGATATAACATTAAAACCAATTTTATTTTTCTCTACAGTTTCCCTTCCTTTGAATTTATTGCACAAATATTCAAAAAGATCATTCCTTATTTTTAATTCATCTTCTCCAGTCATAATTTCACCTTTGTCGGTTGTGGTGTTGATTGAATGTAAAACTTTTCATTTACTTTGATAACTTTGCTTCCATCACTACCATAAATATGGTCTTTGATAATGACGTATTTAACGCCGTTATCGCAATATAACTTATCCTTAATTTGCTGGCATTTTTCAGCGTAGCAATTTAATGCGATTAGCGTGAATAATAAAAGGCAGTATTTCATTTTTCGTCATCCTTAACAAGTTTTTTAAATCACTCTTTCGCTAAATCATAAATTTCTTTTAATTCAGTTGCGATTGATTCGTTATTTAAAATTTTAGGAATGATATACATAGCCGCTAATGTTTTACTTGATGGGAGTATTGTTGCAATACATATACTAATAAAACCACTACCAAGAAGTAACTTTATTATTTTTAATATTTTTGGGGCTTGCTTTAATTTTTCTTCAGCCTCAATTCTATATGAATCAGTAGACCACCTTGAGGGATCAGCAGTTATTCTATTAAACCACAAACCACCATAACATAATGCAACAATTACACATATTGCTGAAAAAAAGACAAACAAATCATTTAAGTCATCCAAGCTCATTATTAAATAAATATCTAATGGTGTCATTTTTCATTCTCCTTCTTTTGTGAATTTACATAATCCTGCATTTTATAAAACACTTCACGCGATACACGCCGATTTAATGAGTAGCTTAACTTCCAACGCTCTACACCTATTGCATCGGCTAACGCTTCAATCGTAATTCCCTTTTTGGCGAGAAAGGAACGGATTATTTTCTTGACCTTTTCTGATTGCTGATACGACAGCACCAAGTTAGGCGTAATATGCGGCGAATTATTGTTTTTATTCGCCTTTCTTGGGTGCGAAAAGTTTGTAGGATATAATCCGTTTTCTTTCATATCAATTACCAAGGAATATCGTCGTTAGGCATATCATTATCACCTGCGGCTGTAGATGTTGACTGATTTGATGATTGTCTAGCCGCACTGCTCGGTAAAACTTTATCACGCAATGACTCGCATCGTTTAACAAGAGTTTCACCGTGTACTTTTCCTTCGATAATTTCTGGTGCAGTTAATTCATCACTATACCGAAATGGTAAAACGACATTCATTCTACTACCAACATCACCATTACTTTTGCGATATTCCTCACGCTGTAATAATAATCCGATGGGGACTCTAATAATTTCTGGATAGATAATCACATCCACGCGAATTTTCCTGCCTTCTTCGGCGCTCCATTTTTCAATCGGCGCTTCCGCTTCGGTTAATTTTGCTATGCCAATACACTTCAACATAGCCATTAAGATATTAAATCCATATATCTCTTTCCCATCGCCATTAAGGGTGTATAAGCGTAAAGAATCTGCTGTACGCTCATCATCGGATTGAAAATTAAATTCAACACCGACAGTTCCTTTATCGTTCGGTTCAATTTTATAGAATGCTGTAAACATTCCTTTATATTTACCCGATGTTGTTATTCGTGATGACTCTGATTTTTTAGCCGCACTTTCATCGTAGTCGTATCCACCCATCTTACTTACTCCTTTGTTGATAAATTATTGAATGTTCCAGTATGATTTTATTGCATCATCTACTACTTTTAAATCATTATCAATGCGATTGCTTTCAAACATTCCCATTGGGGATTTAATTGTATCAAATCCACTATTTTCAGTAGTGAAAAAATGTTTATCATCCTCTTTAGAGGCTTTTAATACGATTGTAAATAACCCTTCTAGCGTCACCATGCTGTCAAGCATACGACCAATCGTTTTGCACTTAGTACGCCCATCCTCTGTGCGCTCTGAATGCGATAGAAAGTACACACGCTTATCATCATCAGCTAATTGTGTTGAATGGATAATAAGTGAATGAACGTGTTGACACATTTCAGTGAATTTATCATAGCCGCGCTCTTGCGCCCTACGCATATATTCATTTACAACCATGTACTGAAAATCATCGACAATGATTATTTTCTTTTGTGTTTTCTCCATTGCCGATTTGATTTTCTCGTAATCATCATTAACATAAATGTTTCCACCATCTGTCCCTACAGGCTTCCAATCATTTTTAAATGGTAATTGTTTCTTGATTGTTTGAATAAGCAAACATTCATCAGCCTTTAAATTCCGTAATGATGTTGACTTACCGCTTCCACTTTCCCCGATTATAAGTGTGCTTGTACTCACGATACTACCTCCATTGACGGCTGATGCGTTATTGCTAATAATTCTTGACGCATGGTTTTAATGTTTTCTAACTCAGCTTGATACTTCGCTCGCAATTCAGATTCAGCCGTGTCAAGCAAATCTAATTTATCTTGCAATACTTCTTCTTGCGGGCGCTCATTAAACTCAACCTCAACCCAATCTGATAAGCGTATATAGTCAGCCGCCGCATATGCCTCTGTAAACGGGAATTTATTACCGTATGTTGTTTCAAATAATGCTATTTTTATTTTAGCCATGTTTGCTGTTCCTTTTTTTGGGTTATTGGATAATATCGTTTTTAGATATAACATAGTCGCCGCTTATCTTAAAAAACATATGATCATATTTAATTTCTATGTTAATTTCCTCATTTAATTTTGCTTCCTTTACCGCCCTTAACACTGTTAAAAATATTTCATTATCGGTATATTCTTTATTTCCTTTAATTCCTAAATTAATATATTTATATTTATAGTTTTTAAAAAACCATCTTCTAAATAAATATTGTAATTTATTCATATCAATTCACCAATCATACGCTTGTAAACTAACCGTAACGCTTCAATTTCTTCATAACCGTAGTGATAAAGCATTTCCCCGTTAGTACCTTCTTCCCATAATTTGCCGAATGTAGCGCCGTTTACTTCACCTTTCGGTGTCGGCAATGATAGGTAATAGCAAAGATTATCCATGCTAACCATATCTTTATAGCCACCCCACTCGGTCATTGTGTCATAGCAAAAATCGTTATTGTATTTTTGATTTAATGCACTCAACAATACTGGCGGAATCTTAATACCTAAAACAATCGCACGTTGTTTAAGCACCAATAAATCAAACGCTTTAACATTATGCCCGATCATTTGTGTTTCATTGCCGCACCCATCAATGTATTCAAAAAACTTTCCGATCATTTCTTTTTCTTTAGAAACATCGGTGATCATGTGAACGGTTGGATCATTTTCATTTAATGCAAATTGAATCTGCACAACGTGACATAAGCCGCCGTTAAAGACTGATTGCTCAATAACTTTTTCAATCGCTTTCGGCTTATCTTCAACTTCCCATTTAGCTAATGTTTCGGGCTTACTAATGCGCCCATCTGGTTTAATCGTTTGCGCTACACGTTCGGGATAGTCAGCACGTTGCGTTTTAACGGTTTCAATATCAAAATATAGTCGGTTCATTTTGTTCCCCTTCATTGGTTGTTGGTTTGTATAAAACATCACGCTGATAAGATATTAATGCGTCAATATGATCGTCGGTTAATAACCAATCATGTTGTAACCATGCCTTAGCTTCGTGATACAGATATGCTTGTGAATCGCCTTTCCATTCGCGGGATAGGCGTAAGCGGGTGAGGTCTTTCAGTTGATCAATTAAATATGGCTTCATTTGATTTTTCCTTGTTTCCGTAATAATTCGTTCATTTTATCCATTGCCTTTTGTGCGTTAATTTTTCTCTCCTCCTCTGTCTCCTCCTGTTGCTCAACGGGTTTATGTGCGGCTGGTAGTGGCATTCTTTTCAATTCATCAGTGAAACGCTTTTGCTTAATCCAATTCGTAGGCTTGGGCACATACTTGAATTGGTCAACCGCCCAAACCTTCACATGGTCAGGTATCACCCGTAGGGCTAATTCCTGTTCAGCCTCACTAAGCAACAACCATTCAAGCTCACTAGATAGTTTAGCTATCTTCCAAGGATATTGCAACCAAAATTGTAAAAATAATTGCAGTGCTTTTTCAGTTTGTTCGGCTGATAGGCTCGGCGCTTTCTTTGGTGTCGGTTTGCGCCCCGTAGCGCCTCCTCTGGGCGATTTTTGGGTTTCTGGTGACTCCAAGCCTTGCCACCGCCTATTTGCGCTATCACGCCCCTTCACGCTCTTTGAGCGAAAACGCGCAATCTCACGATCAGCCCGATTGTTATGCCATACCCCATTATCACCTTGATGGAAAAATTGCTTCAAAATAATGCCAACGCATTGCGAAGGCATTTTTATGAGTTCAGCTATTTCATCGACATCGCTAGGTAAACCCCGCTCATGCAAGTAGCAATAATCCAGCATACGCCGATAGGTTAAGTCTTGGTCGGCATTAAGATGCGGCGTATGAGCCATGTATTCCGCAATATCAAATGGGTAGAAGTGCATAGCTCTACTCCACAAATTTGAGCGTATTATTGATATTCCGCATTAACCATCCTTTATACTCAATCGCTTTCAAATGGTCATTGATTGCATTTAGGTTGATTTTAAAATGATCTGCACAATTTTGGCGAGTAGGGAATTGATTTTCACGCTCAAAAAAATCCTTGCAAAAGTTGAATACTTCTAATTGTCGCTTTGTCAAATCTTTTTTAATCATAACATCTGCCCTTGTTCGGTAATTGCACCCTGTTTTTTAATGTAATACAAATAGGATTGTTGACCCTCAATACGTTCTTTCACAACATCATATCCACGCTTACGCAATTTGCGTAACGCCATTGTAATTGTCGAATCAGAATGAAAGCGCCCGTGATCGGTATTTAATTTTGTTTGTAAAATGTATGGTGTAAACTTATCTCCAGCAATCATCATTTCTTCAAGCAAATCAATTATTGATTTTTTTTCCATCATCAATCCTCCTTTTTGCGTAGCTGATATGAGTTTATCTTCACATCTTCAAATAGACTATCGGCGGGCACATCACCAATCAAATCATTAATCACGCTAATGTTTTTATTTAATGTTTCTAAAATATCCAAATCCTCTTGAGTAATTATTTTTTCAGCGCCACATTCAGGACAGTTTTTATTCAACCACTGCTTAGGCATACCATAAAACTCATGACTACAAGAATCGCAGTGAATTATTATGTCTCCAATCGTTATTGCTTTCATATCAATCCTCCTTCGGCACCACAAAACTCAAATTAAGGCGCTGGCATTCTTTGATGAATAATTTTTTATTGTCTGTCGCGTTAAAGTATCTATGTATGTTAAATTTAAAATGCCCAGAGAATGCAACCGTAACTGTGCGGTATTGGACGCAATTTAGCACATAGTCATCAATAACAACGATTATCTCTTGCGTCTTAATCAACTCACATAAAAGCGCATAGTCTTTTGAAAAGCCTGATTCGTTAATTGTGGTCATTTTATGCTGCCAATTTATTTAAGTTATTAGTTAATAAGTCAACAGCATCTTTAAACTCTCTTAAAAATAACTGAATTGTAACAGCGTCAATATCATTACATTTTAATTTAACCATCTTATTAGATACCTGCTCTAGTGTTGAATGATAGCTAACCGACTCGGAAATGATAGGCTGTCCCTGTCTTCCTATTGACGGCTTATAATGCGTTAATATCCACTGATACTTGTCTTTATCTAAAGAAAAATCATCGCTAATTCTCACATCACACCTCACTCGTTGTTGGTTTAAATAAATCAACAGTGCCGTTGTTTTTGCGTGTCGCGTATGCGGTTTGTTTGTGATGGTCTTTGTCATAATGTAGGTGGCAACCTTGGCACATAGCCTTTAGGTTTTCTGGCTCGCAGTTTTCGGGAGTGTGGTCTAAATGTGCCGTAGTTAAAATAACTTTACTCCCAGTACCATACGCTGATTCATTATGTAAATTAGGGCATCTGCCTTCATGCGTTCCGCGCCCGCACTCGCCTTCACACTCGCAACGCCATCCAGCTCTATTTTTAATAGAAATACTTATTTCTTTCCATGTTGCAGGATATCGAGTTTTATTTTCTGGTCTAATTGGCATCTTTCATCCCCCTACACTCCCTAATAAACGATCATTTGTTGCTGGTTTTTGGTGTGTCTGGTAAGTTATGCACCAGTTTTGGTTGATAAACTATGTTATGCCCTTTTATTCCATTCTTTCATTGCGTCAATAACTCCAACTGCCTCCCACTGTTCTTTGGTGCCTTCACCCATTGTCTGAACTCTCACATCAGGTGATTGCGCTCCGCAATTTTCACACCTCGCATATCGCCATCTAAATGTTTCACCCTCATAAACGCCAACATCAGTTCCTCCGCAAAATGGGCAGGGCATAACAAGTCGTTCTAGGTTGTTCGTTTCACTCACTGGACTCACTCCTTCGTCGTTCACCCCTAAACTATGCGTTAGGTTGCCCTTTGGTTCCAGTTCCTTTTAGCTGGGTCTAACCAACCAAACCATGCAGTGCTTGGTAACATTCCACACTTGGTATAATTCATGCACGCTATCTTCATGCTGTCATCTTTAGAAACAAGTATTTCCGGCTTACAACCGCAGTATGGGCAACCTAACAAATCATTCGAGTTCGCTTGCGCGGGACTCACTACACTCGCTTCGCTCATTCCGTTTCGCCCCTCAATTCAACCGTTATGCCCCAATTAAATCCAACCCATCTTGTGAAACAATAAACTTCCAATCTTTACCTACGCTAGCAAGATTAATTAAATAACCAGCTTCAACAGCCTCCCAATGCAGCACAGATACATCGCCGCTATTCAGGTATTCATGCCCATCCTTATTTATTTTCTTAACCAGCTTTATTACTTTATTTAATGTTTTTGCTTCCACTTTATTAGCTCCTTATGTGGCATAACAATTCATTAGAGTTTGTTTGCATTATTTATCCTGATCTCTGATTGCTTTTGATAATTCACTGATGAGGTAATCACAATCTAGGTGACTAATTTCACCGCCTTCTTTTAACCCATTTATTGCGAGTTTAATTTTGTTAATTGCGCTTTCTTTCTGGTATTCGATTGCGGCTTGCCATCCCTCATCAAATGTTCTTTCATGGTCAAGTTTCAACTGATCAGACGCATCTGGTCGTAGTTGCGGTAGTGTAATTTTCTGAAACGCTTCTCTACTATCCATCACCTAATCTTCTTATTTAACCAAAAAATTTTAACTGTTCTATCATCGTCATTTGTTGCAGTTATAGCGACTACATCACCATCAAAAGAATTAAGTCTCGATAATGTTACGTAAGTGCCTTTGTGAAACCAGCACCATATCCTTGCGTAAATCAGTTTGATGTATAACATCACTTAAGCTCCTTTCTCCATTCGCCGACATAGCTTTTCAGTTTTTTTAATTTACATTCTTTTGGGTTATGGTTAGGAGTTAAAGCAATCAATTCCCCGTTATTGTTTACTATTTCAGCAGTTACGCCTATTGGCGGTATTCCGTAAGAGAATTTTATTCTGTCTCCAGCGACAACTTCATCACCATACATATCCTTCATAATCACTCCTTGCGCTGTTGTGTGTTAAATACCTTGAGCATTTAAAAACCTTGCGTAGTCACGTGCATTTTCATGGCTTATGCACGGTTGTACATTTGTTATCAAAAATCCTTCATTTACAAAGACACACCACGCGTTATATTGGCTAAAATAATCAACCATGTAATAATCTGCTCCTTTCATCACTCCCCCTCTTTCTTTGGTAATAATCGTTTCCAATGCGTAGGGTTTTTAATCAAATTGTAAAATCTATTATCAAAATACCTAATAATCCGAAACTTTGGCAAATCACCAAGACGCGCAATCACAATCATTTCGTTATGGTGCGGTTTTTCATCACCACTAATCGACAACCAACCGTCTGCGCTTTCTAATTCTTTAATTCTTTCTTGCATAACGGTACATTGATTATAAACATCGACAAATTCGTCTTTATAGTGTTGTAATTCTTTTTTAAGTTGTTCAACATTGTCTGCGCGGGTGTTCCAGTGTTCTTTTTTTGAAGAGAATGTACAATCTAAACATCTGACCCAAACATTGATAAATTTAGGAACTTCCTCTATATTTTTACTACCGCACGGACAAGGCAATAATTCACTCATATCATTCCTCTCTTGCTTTTAGCATATCATCAGCAACATTAAACGAATCTTTTACTGTATCCCTAGTTAAACCGTTGTGAATAATTAGTGCTGTCATAACCTTAGCCGCGAAGTAATCTCTTAATGTCATTCCGCTAGTCCATTCAAGAGAATCAGCTGTTTTATGATCTTCTGCGACTGGAAACGCAGGTATACTTTTATCCATCTCACTTCTCCTCTGTTGGTAAAATTATTGAAAACCATTCGCAATCATCTAATCCATTTTATTATTCCGCACCGATCTTGTAGCCATTCTGCGCTACCTTGCGGGTTTTGTGAGATAGTGAATCTTTCCATTTCAGCTCCTACGTTTCAATGCTCGGTTGATAATCTCTCCAATTTGAAAAATAGAGAGAGTTATCGTCATTACGCCAAGTTGATGCCATAGCCGCATGTACATTTTTGCTTGCCTCCCCATCGTAAGCGTCAGGCTGTACTCGCAATAAATATCGCTTAACACTACCGTCTGGCTCTGACGTTGAGTTAAGGCAATCAATCATAATCATATCAGTATCATCTTTACGTTGTTTACGTAAAAGACGAGCTGTTTGAAGGCCTTTGATGTAATAATTATCTGGTAATTCGTGGATGACTTCAGCATCTTCAAAATACTTTTCTTGCCCATAACGTTGAATCATAATTCTACGCACTTCGGCATTTTTCTCCAAATCAATCATTTCTTTCGTGATTAACTCAGGATTTTTTACAACTAATTCAGGGACAGATACGCCGTGTATGTGGAATAATTCCCAACCATCACGCCATCTATGTGAGCACCCATCATCACAATGCGGTCTATTTTGTTCGTCAACTTTTAAAATTTCTGGGAAGTCGCTGACCATGCAAAACTTTTCATGCATTACTCTAAACCCGCCGTGAATAGCGCATTTTTCCCAAGCCGAATATTTTTTATAAATTGGTAATTGTAGTTTTAAAATATCTCGCGTGGCTGTTAAGTAGCAATCCCATCCAGCCCACATATTTCCACCTTGATACATTCGCCACCAACCAGTTGAGCAGCTTAATAACCACTTAGCTGCTTTTTCGTTATTTTTTACTAGCCCCAAAGCAACCTCATAAAAAACAGTGGCCGAGTCAGTGGCCGAGTCAGTGGCCAAGTCAGTGGCCAAGTCAGTGGCCAAGTCAGTGGCCAAGTCAGTGGCCAAGTCAGTGGCCAAGTCAGTGGCCAAGTCAGTGGCCGAGCGAGTGGCCGAGTCAGTGGCCGAGCGAGTGGCCGAGTCAGTGGCCGAGTAAGTGGCCGAGCGAGTGGCCGAGTCAGTGGCCGAGTAAGTGGCCGAGTAAGTGGCCGAGTCAGTGGCCGAGCGAGTGGCTAGGAAATTATTATTTGTCCGCGACCTTAAATACCAAATTCCAGCCGCAAAACCTCCAGCAAATGCCATAATTCGCGGGCTTGGGACTATTACAACGATAGGCTCATCTAGCCCGCTTACTGTATATAGTTCTTTTATAGCCGGAATTATTTTATCAGGCTCAATCGGGTCTGTTCTAAAAGCGCGAGATATCCACAATTTAGAATGCTCATCCATTAAAGCCTTTTCTTCATCAGTAATTCCACCGCCCGCAAAATCAGGCCTTCTAATTATTTCGCTCATGTTGTTCTCCTTAGTCAGCTACTATTCTTGGCTCTAAATCATCATTCCATTCAACTTGCCTAGGTAAATCATATTTGCCATTAGGAATAGATATTTTTGTATGTTCTTCGTGCTTTAAAAGCCCTTCCGTTTTAACAATTTCAAGATGCCTAATTTTAGGGGCTTGATAAAGCTTTGCTGAATTATCATAAAAAGCGTGCGCATGTCCGGTAACTTCGCCGTATGCCAAAACAATCCTGTCTTTTTGCTTAATTTCAGAGCCTTCTGCTTTATCGGATTGCACAATTAAAACATCGCCTTGTCTTACGATTAACTTACTCATTACTTTCTCCTTGGTTTGATAAAACTGTTGGCTCAACAATAACTGCGCTAATGCTTGATGCGTTTGTTAACGCATCTTTACGCTCATTGTATGCTTTTGTAATTGCGTCACGCGCCGCCTGTTTTGTTTTGTATTTGGTGTAGGCGTTAGCAAACGCATTTTTTAGATCGTCCAACGTATCCGCCTTATTGATTAGAGCTAAATCAGCGTCACCGCGCTCTAATAAATCTTCAAGTGTAGCTTCGTCTATGTAAAAGTAATCACGCGGCATTTTGATTCTTCATTTGCTCAATGCCTTCTAAGTTTGCTAATTCTTGAGTTGGATAAATGCGCGTCTGCCACTTCACGCCGCCAATTTCCCATGCCGCATACCAACCTTTCAAACAACCGATATGGTTACATTGAAGTATTTGCATGATTCTATCTCCCGAAAATTTTGTATGCTTTTTGAAGTATTTTTTTTGCATCTACTGGATTATCACGCAATACACTTTCCTCAAGCGCATCCTGATAAAACATAGATTTATTATGATGTTGATTAGATATTGAACACATTATCGCAAGTCTTTGCTCTAATTCATCGTTGCGCGTCAATAATTCTTTTTTAGATGCGGTTTGCGTAATTGAAATCGAATATTTTCTTTTACTCATGCTTATTCCTCCTGCCACACTCGCGGCTTGCCGTTAGGGTAAAATGCTTTTGTCGTCATCTTGTCATTCGTGAAATCATTTACATCGGTTACATAATCCAGCGTACCCCACACTTCCCGATTGCGCTCGCCGTTATTTATGTAACGTGCCTTCACTGTCTGCCCTACAATAGCAAACACTTCGGCAATCAAACGTGTGCATGGTCTATCAACATCATTAATGATCACTCTACTTCCGATTTTAATTGGCGTTTTATTGCTCATAATTTTTGACGTACCCCCTTTGAGCTAACTCGAAAAATAATTCCCGTTTTTCGGATTTTGCAAACGTAAATATGTGTACAAAATTCGGGAAAATCAAATTAAAATTATGGGGTGTTATGTAGTGTTGTTCATAGATAGATAACCCTTCAATTATCGTTAGTAGAATATTCAGCAAATCAACTTAAAAATAAAGTAAACAAAACTGATATGACAAACAGTGTATACCTAATCAGATAGACCGTCAAGCAAATTGTGAAAATATTTTTTTAATTCTCCAAAAACTCCCCGCACCCCCGCATAAAAACAATCCCCTTCTAGTCAACTTCCCCATCGTCACACTGACACTAACTTTTTCAGAACCCTTACAACCGAATAACCCACTTTGGCGGTATGGTATTATTTCGCTGAATGAACATTCATTCAATATTGAATAGGTATTCAAGTCACTTTATCCTTATAAATCAATGAGTTAGGCATATAGTCTTTAAACGCAATACAAAGCTTTGTGGGCGCGTTTTAGCTTAGTGGTGCTATGGTGCGGCTCATAACGCAAAATCGCCTAGAATTAAATCGTAGGCGGTCAGTGTGTGTAGTTTGTCGGTGTGTGTGTCGCTGATTGTGTCGGTGTGAGCGTACAGGCGCGATAGCGCGAAAGTTGATAGCGTAGTTAGTAGCTACGCAATGCGATCCCGTGTCGGCTTATACACTGTCACTGGGTCAGGTTTATTGCGAGTTTATTTATTGCAGATTTTATGACGTGGTTTTATTGCGAGTGTGTTTCGTTACTAAAAAAACTTTTGCATTATGCGCTAATTTTTACACTAGCGCACAATACAAAACTTTTTATTTTTTAGTATGGCATTAAATCTAAAAAATAATCAGGCTCAAGCCCAAAATCAGCATATAGAATATTTTCAGGGTTTTCGCCTTCTAACACTCTTTGCTTTGCTTCGATTATTAACTCATTTGCTTCATTATCAGATAAGCAATCTCTTTGCATTATCACTTTTTTTAATTCGCACATAACCATTACCCTTTTATGTTTAAGTTAATTTAATTTTACTTTTTACTGTTATGCTTCCTCGGTGCTAAAAGTTTTTATATAAATATCAGCATCGGCAAAATTTTCGGTTATGGTTTTTGCATCGTCGACAGATAGCACGATTATGTCACTGCTATTTTTTACACGTTGCAATCCGCCCGCCTTGAAAAAATTACCTTGTGCGGTTTTGTATAGCGTAAAATATTCATAATCATCTTTATAGCTGAATACCTTTTCGCCAGTTTGTGTATCGTACAGTTTGCCTTTTATAATTTTTTTCATTGTGTTACCTTTTTTTAACTTGTTATAAATAGCATTATTGAATAACCGAATAATGCACCGAATAAAACAGTAATTAAAAAACCTAAAAAGTTTTTAAAATAAATCATTAAAATACTTTTTATATCTTGCTCAACAATAGCTGATAAATCGTAACAATTCATAGGTTCGTCAGTTATATTGGGATTGGTTAATAATTCTGCCGCTATTTGATTAGATAATTTTTTAATCATTTTATAACCTCATAGGCATTATAATGTGAGTGGAATTATTTACAGTAGCAACGATTGCGCTATTTTTATCCAATAGATAAAAATCAATAGTTTCATCGGTTGTATTATTTAAAACATCACACAAATAGTCTGCATTGATTCCAATTTTATCAATCGTTTCGCTACAATCTAACACCGGCATAGGTAAACGCATTGACGATTCGAGATTGCTTGCTTCAAATTCTCGCGCCTCAATATCAATGATTAAACAGTGATACTTTTTGTTAAAAAACGGTTTTAATTGTTTAATTGTTTTAAGTGTTTCTTTCCTATTTAATTTTAATAATTCTGTATTATTTTTAGGAACCACGCGAGTATAATCAGGATATTTACCATCACATAATTTTGCAGTGATTAAAAAATCATTCGCTCTAAATTCTATTATATAATTATCGCCTAGCGTGACTGACAATGCTCTGCTATCGGTTAATTTTAGAACACTTTTTAATAATACAATTGTTGATCTTGTGACAATGTGTTGAGCTTTATACGTTTCTGATTCGCTCATCAAGTTGCATTCTGTTAATGCTAACCTATGACCATCAGTAGCAATTAATTTAATTTTATCGCATACAAAGTCAAAGCAGATGCCGTTTAAATAATAGCGCACGTCTTTGTTATCCATTGCATAGTCGATTTTCTCTATAGCGGCTAATAAATCACTGCACAAAATATCTACAATTGGCGCACCATCTTCAAACTTAACTATTTTTTGCTTACCTTCCATTTTTTCTATTTTATGTTTTGGTTTATCTAGCATCGGAAAGTCACCAACTGGTAACTTTTCTATTTTAGCATCGGTTTTAGCATCATTAAATTCATTAACGATTCTATCATCGGTGATATGCGTTATTGTTTTAATGTCGGCAAACGCGCTTAATACTGATAAATCAACCACAGAATTTATAGTGCTTATTTTTTCGTCAATGTATAGCGTACATTCAGCCCCCAAATCATTGCATTTTATATTGTCATTATTGACAACGGCATGATTGAGAATAGGCAGATTTTGTCCTCTTCTGCAAAAGTGTTTTTTTAATAATTGAATAGCTTTTGATTGTTTCATGATATTTTATCCTTTTTATTTAAAATTTAATTTAAGTTTATATTGCGTTTTGTTTTTTAATGCTTAAAAACATCACCATCAGATAATCTTATCCAACTTTCATGGTCGGCTAACCATTCGCTTGATAAAACATCATAAACGCGACAAGGGATTGAAAAGTAAACGCCACGCCCAGCGCCCGCGTGCCCATCTTTAAAAACCCAAAAAATACCGTCTTTTTTATCGTCAGAAAGTTTTAAATTTTCGGGATTGATTGAAGAGTGCAAAGAGCCGCTATATTGTGCGCCATTACCTGTTAAATAAAGTGATCCGTCGATATGATATGATGGCTGAACATGGTATGACGTATCAGCAACGCGTCTATAAATGCCGTTCGAATAGTGCAACCAATCACCAACACGCGGATTATTTATTTTGTCACGGCTTTTAATGTCACGAATTATTATTGATATGGTTTTACTAGATAACCCATTTTTTATATTTGATTTTATGCTGTAAAAAGCCGCACTATTAAAAACTTTTTGAATTTTTTCGTCATGTTTTAATGATCTTTTATCGTCAAACTCAAAAAATCTTTTACCAATTCTCACAAAATGCGAGTGGATATCGTAGCATTTTGCCTCGCTCATAAAAAAAGACTCGGTATATTCGCCACGATTCCATTTGCATGGTGGCAAACACTCCAACATATCTATATACCGCTCTTCATTAATCTCTACAGGTTCAGTAATTAGCATTTTATAGGCGTGTTCTAAAAAGTCTTTATGATCTGATTCTATTAAATCTGGATATTCTTTTTTTAATTCATAAAATGATTTACCAGAATAAACGCCTTTTCCGTCTTTGATTATATCTATTGCGATATAGTCGCTTTTTTGATGCGCGTATGTTTCCATTGTTTTGTTTCCTTTTATGTTTCTGTTATCGTTTGACATTATTATCAAACGCAAAAAAGCACTACAAAATAAATAATGCTTTTTAACGTGTGATATTAGTAGTAGTTATCAACTGCTAAAAAATCATCATTTAGTAGATTGTTAAAAACAACGTTGCCAAACTCAATGACAAAACCCGTTTGATTATGTAAATCAATTTTATCGTTTTGCGGTGTGTCGGTTTCGGGTAATTCATTTACGTTTAATTTTGGTTTATTTTGTTTTTGCATGATTGCGTTTCCTTTTGTGTTGTTAATAACTACCTCGGTAGTATTCAATGTAAACGATAAGCACTGATTAGTCAAACAGTATCAATAGCGATCAATCAATATAGTGATCAATAACAGCTAAAAAGAGTAGTTAAGCTATTGTTTTGCAACATGGTTTACCGTTCATCTAAAAAGATGCGAAGGCATAAAAATAGTGTGATTAACGTCAAAAAATGCGTTGGCATTGCGGGCAAATAACTCAAAAAATCATTAAAATTAAGCGAATACAATCAAGAAAAGTGTTTCTGTATAAAAACAGTTAAAAAAGAGCTTGTTTTATAGTGTTTTTAGTCATCATCACTCATTGACATACTACTGATTTATGGTGATTTATAGGGGGGGGGTCGATCTAATCTTTACATTTTGACAGTAAAAAAGTGGTCAAAAACAATAAATCTAATTGTTTCCAGTTGATTTTATTAAGTTTTTTGGCTAAAAAGTAGTTTAGCTAAGGGGAGGGGTAGAAACAATCACAAAACACAAAAAACGAAAAAAATAAATTTAATTAAATGAATAACTTACAAGCGAAATTATCAATAAAATGCCTTGGCAATGCTACTAAGACTAAGACTAAGAATAAAAAATAAATAAAAAAGTTTTTGATGATTTTTTTTGTTAACCGCTTTTTTTGTTTTTGTTCGTAGCTACCAAGGTTTTGATTATTTTATGGTATTAACTAACCCTATTTAACCACCTGTGACCTCATACAATCGTTTGTGAGCGCGTTTTGATTATTCGGAATACCAAGGGAAGGGTAGATAATGAAACCGGTTCTACAGAGCTTTAAACTCATTCAATCAATTTTACGTGTATATAGATGGTACACCAACAACAAAACTATACCAATTGCGTAATAATTATATTATGTTAAATTCATAAAAATAATATCAACAAAATCAACAATATATAGATTGTTTCCAGCATCTATTTAACATAATCTACCGAGTAATAAAACAATTCGATAACAGTTATTAAATAATTTGATGGCAGATAATTAACATAAACAAATTAGATGAGATTGTGTAAAAGTGATAATGGAATTTTATAATTGGTAGCCAACCATCCACGCCCCCCTCTAGTCCGTAGTTAGTACTTACTATCAAACTAATCTATAAAACAGATCATACTAATCAGATTTACTGATTAATCATAAGTCATTGATTTATAAGATATATGATCTAACCTATTGATTCTATTTGAAAAAATTACCGCTAGATATTTATACAGTGGTTGGGTGACAGTCACTATTTCACACCCATGTAACTTTTAGATAGTCAAGCTATTTAAAGTAATATTATGGCATATTATTTTTTTAGATGATGATATAAATTTATTTAATATCAGAATTTGAATTTTTTGATGGTAAGAAAATAATATAGTTTAGCTATTCACATTATGATAGTGTTCGGAGTGAGGTAGGTATTTGTTTTGACAAGCATAGTTGACTGGTCTGTTGAATAACCGAAAAGAGGATTTATTCATAGCATATTTTGATTAAAATTGATAGATTAGCTTGACTACTGTTTTGATTGATTTTTAGTTATGTGGTTGAATTTGTTTGAAAAGAAAGTTTAATTATTTTTAATTATGAGGGGTAAGGGTTATGGAGATTGTTAAACAGAATGGTGAGTATTTATTTAAGGATGATGGGGGAAGGATTGTGGGTAAGTTGTACATGACTGATGGTGTGATGGCGTTTATGGCGGGTGATGTTTATCAATCGGCTAGGATGTTTTTGGAATTAGTGTGTAGTGAGTATCGGGTGATGAAGGATAGGTGTGATGAGTTGGATAAGGTGATACCTACATGGAAAGAATTAGTGGAGCTTGAAAAGGAAGCAAATAGGGGCTAATCTTGTGAAACGGTTTGTGCTAATTACTCAAAGGGTAAACTTATGAAAAATATTTTTGTTTTTTTATTAACTTTTTTTTGTTGTGGTTTGGTGTTTGGGACAGATACGCCAACGGCTACTGAAACGCCTACACCCACAGCGACAAATACGGCTACGGTAACGAATACAGCGACAGTGACTAACACTGCTACGCAGACACCGACACCTACGGCTGGAGTGATTTACGGTACGATTAGCACATTTGGTGCGGTAATATATGAAGATGTTGATAACTTTTTAGCTACGGGTACGGGTGGTGCTTCATGTTTGAGTACACCGCCTGATGAGGATGGGAATAATGGCTCGTATTATTGTACGATTGCTAATGGTAATGGCACGATTACATTTACGGCTTACTCTGGTGCATTTAATGATCGGAATACACTTTGTCCGCACAAGCTGAATGGGATATGGGCAGTATTGAGTGGTAATGGAACGGCAAGGCAAGCCGCTTGGTCATTTACTACTTCACCAACAAAGAATCATCGGCAGGATATTGTTATTCACAATGATTTTGGTGATGAAATGGCTGGCACAACAAGCCAAGAAGAAAAAAAGTACTGTATTAGTCAGGGCGCATCACCGACACATACTCAAACCCCAACGGGTACAGCAACGCCAACTCCAACAGCAATTCCGCAAACATTGCAAATACGTGATGGCGATTTGGAAGGATTGCCAAAGGTAATAATTTACAACGGTTCTGATGTTGATGCTGAAATTGTTACCCAATACCTTGGTGATAAAAAAGGAATGCTAACATATACGCGCCGTTATTTTTACGAAGGTTCAACCCAAACAGCAATCAGCGCATGGGATAGAGAGTTTACGGAAGATGAAATAACGCCGACACCATCACCATCGGCTACGGCAACTCAATCACCTACAGCCACCGATACGCCGACAGATACGGCAACACCGACAGCTACGGATACTCCTACACCGATTATGACTATATCTGGCGATTTCCTTAAATTAAACGCGAATGTTGATGATGGAGATATTGGTGGCGCTACGATTAATGGAGCGGAAGGCGCTACTTGTAGCAACACATCACCTGTTGGCGGCGGCACATGGGAATGTACAATTGCGGCAACGGGAGGTGTGATCGCAGTAACCCTGTATTCTGGTACAGCCGATAATCAAAATGTTATATGCCCTCGTGATTTAATGGGCGTCGCAGGTGTTCAAGCTGGTAGTGGCACTGCAAGACAAGTTATATGGACTTTTGACGAAGCATCTGCGCCAGATGTTGAAACAGATTTAGTAATTACATGGCGTGATGATTTAGATCCGCAAACTGTAAACGGGGCGTGTCCATCACCAACACCAACGCCGACAGCAACTAATACAGCAACACCAACAGCTACAGATACAGCAACGCCAACACCATAAGGTAGTTTGGCTAAGGCTTGTTTTTATTTGGGTGTTGTGGGGTAATTAGCTGGTGCTGATTGGTTGATAAGACTGGTTGTTCCCTTCACTTCCAGTAATTATTAGCTGGTCAGCGCACTCAACAAAAAAAGAGGCGATAATTTTTAACGGGATTTTTAAAGATGGATCAACAGCAAGCGGCAAAAATTATGGATCGGCTTGATAGGCTAGAGAAGTCGGATGAAAAGTTAGAACAAGCCATTATTAAAATTGGCGAGTCTATTCACGATATGGCGGTTATTCTTGCGCGCCTAACCGAACGCAATGAAACATTTGACAGGCTATGGAAGCACATTGAAAAAATTGAAGATACGCATGATAAAGATTTGAAAGAAGTGAATGAAGAAATTAATGAAATTGAAAAACGATTGCCAGTGCTTGAAATGATGAGTGGGGCGATTAAGTGGGGAGTTTGCGGGGTAATCGCGGCAGTAGCATCAGCGATAGGCGCATTAATTTTTATTAAACACTAACAATATCCTTGAAGGGGGATTTATGAGCAAAGACGATAGAGTTCTATTCACGTTTGGCGACAAATTAGGTGGTGATCAATCACCGACACCGACACCAGAGCCATTAACGCCGACACCAGAAAATAATCAAACTAATTTTGTTCCGAAGCGCATGAGTATTCGTGAATTTCGTGAATTTGGTTTTCTGCAAGAAGTTAATCGTTTATTTTTTCATCCTCGCGGAGTTGGTCTTGAGGTGTATATTGATTATGAGGGTGTTGAACGGTTAGGTGGTATTTGGGATTATCGTGATCTGCCTGATGGTATGTGTTACGGTGAGGGAATGATTGAGCAAGATGAAATTGATCGCGTTCAAAAAATATTTGAAGAAAAACAGAAGGGGAGAATTAATTTGTGGGGTTCGACCTATCAACCGATTGATAAGAAGGGAAATTGAAATGTTTAATTTTTTTAAAAAACTTTTTAAATTTGAAATAATTGAAGTTGCTAAATTAGAATTAAACGAAGGTGATATTGTTTTATTAAAATCTGATCGTATTTTTAATATTGATCAATTTGAAAGATTAAAATGTTATGCTAAACAGGCATTACCGAACAATAAAATTATTTTTCTTGATGGTGGTTTGGAATTAAAAATTTTAAAAATGAATGAGGCGAATGAAATAAATGAAAATATTTGAGATATTTTTATCTGCGTTAAAGTGGATTGCAACTTTTTTAATGTTTAAGAAAGGTGTTGAATATCAAAAATCACAAACTGATAAGGAGTTAATAAAAGATGTTAAAGATGCGAAAGTTATTTCCGATGCTAGTAGTGATGATGATTATGCTCGCAGGGTGCAAGACGAATTTGAGCGAAAGTGAGTATTGTTTTGTTTATAAACCCGTGCGTATGACGGCGGCAGAATTTACCCGTTTGAGCAAAACAAGTTTGCAGCCAATTACGGCAAACAATGGTTATTATGCGTGTAAATGTTTGGACAAAAAAGAATTATGTCAGAAACAACCACTGCTACAGTAAACGAATTACCGCCACTGGAAGGCGAGATTTGTGATGATGATGCGCTGAAAAGAATGTCTGTGCGTCAAATTGCAATGCAAGAGTATGAGCGCAAAAAGAAAAAGCAACGGCATTATCGCACAAAATTTTCTGTTAAAGCTGTCATTGATATGGCAAGTATTGGAACAACGGAAGACGATATTGCGAAAGTATTAAGTATTAGCGAAAAGACACTGCGAAAACATTATCGTTATGAGTTGGACACGGCACACGCTATTGCAAATGCGGCAATAGGTGGAAAGTTATACGCGAAGGCAATGGCAGGCGATGTTGCGGCATTAATTTTTTGGGCAAAAACGCGAATGGGATTCAGTGAAAGCAAAAATGTTAATGTTAATGCCACTGGTGATTTTAATATGACTTTTGAGGTAGTTCCGATTGTCAACAAAGCAATTAAGCAAATCCAAAATACAAATTCAGACGACACCCCACTTTTACCCGCTCCTTGATCCGAAAAACGAATTTTATAATTGCGAATTTAAAATTTGGTATGGTGGTCGGGGCGGGATGAAAAGCACGATGGTCGCGCAATCTCTATTAATTTTAGGTGCGCGACAAAAGCATATTATTTTATGCACCCGTGAATTTCAAAATTCCATCCGCGATTCAGTAATTGGTTTATTAAAATCACAAGCGATTAAGTTGGGATTGTATAATACTGGTACTGGAAATGATTTTTATGAATTTCAAAAAGATATTGTTTACGGAAAAAATGGAACAGTATTTATTTTTAAAGGCTTGCATTTAAACGCCGAGCAATCCGTAAAATCTACAGAAGGTATTACGATTGCTTGGTTAGAAGAAGCGCAAACAGCTACGCAAGAATCCATTGATGTTTTAATCCCCACTATCAACCGTAACGAAGGCGCACAAATGATTGTGACGTTCAATACGGGCATGGCTACTGATCCAGTTTATACCAATTTCGTTCTTGACCCACCCCCCAATAGCTATGTGTGCAAAGTTAATTATGACGAAAACCCGTTTTTGCCTGATGCGTTTATTCAATATGCGTTACGGATGCGTGAGCGTGATTATGAGAAGTATTGTCATATTTATTTGGGTGAGCCGTGGCACACAAGCGAAGCGCAGATTTTAAAGAACAAAATTTCTGTGCGTGAATTTGAGTTGCCGACACTACCAGAAAAGCAAAATGAGGATGGCACACCGAACCCTTATTATGAATTGGCGCTTGAAGAATTAAACAAATGGTCAACGTATTACGGGCTTGATTGGGGTTTTTCGGTGGATCCGATGGCGGCAGTGAAGGTGCATATTTACGACAATACGCTTTTTATTGAATACGAATACGGCGGCACAAACATTGAGATTAGGGACTTTAAAGAATTTTTCGCTGGGATAGATGGTTTGGCTACCTTTCCGATTCGTGCGGATAGATCGCGCCCCGAATTGGTTTCGCACGTTCAGCAGTTGGGAATAAACATTGTTGCTTCGGAGTCATGGAACGGTAGTGTTGAAGATGGTGTTGCGTTTTTGTTATCGTTTGATGAGATTGTTATTCATCCCCGATGCAAAGAGATATTGCAAGAATCGAAGTTGTACTCATACAAGGTTGATAGACACACTGGAGATGTTCTGCCTATAATTGTTGACAGGCACAACCACTATTGGGATGCGACACGCTATGCGATTGAGCCGCTTATTAAACGCGCACCCGATCCGATGATTAGGATGCTATGAAATGTTTACAAAAGCCATAAAGCAAATTGGTAATTTATTTGGCGGTGGGCGAATTGAAAAATCAATGGAGCAGGGCGACCCGAATTTTGCATTTGCTGATATGCTCTATCAATCGGGCGAATATGATTTATATGCGCTGGAGTGCATTCGGCTTTACAAACGATGCGCCCCATTTTTTGATGCGATCAATCGTAGAGCGGAAGCGTTTGCAAGCATTCCAATTTCGCTTTATGACGAAAAGACAAAAACTTATTCGCTTGACCATGACATTTTACGATTATTAGAAAATCCGAATCCGAGTGCAACCCAAATATCATTCCTAAAACAGCTATCATCATTTTATGATGCGTGTGGTGAGGTGTTTGTTATTGCTACGGGTTGGGATAAGCCGCTTGAATTGTATGCGGTATCACCATCGTCAGTAACGGTAGGCACAATGCAAAATTCGATTGTGCCGATTCCAAAAACTTATATTTACTCAAATAATTACGGCGCAGAAACATTTTATTTAGATGATTCTGAAAATATGGGCGCATCTTATCGCTATTGGAATGAAAAGCGTTCACGGCAATTATGGGCAATTCGTGATTTTAATCCGATGTGGAGCGGCATGAATTTTCGTGGCATGACACGCGCACAACCATTGCTTTTACAAATTCAGCAATTTATTGAAGCAGATACGAACAATTATTCAATTTTAAAGCGTGGTGGTAGACCTTCAATGGCATGGGTATGGCAACATAATACACCGATGACCGACCCGCAATATCAACGATTAAAAGAAATGGTTAAGTTGTACGAAGGTTCGATGAATGCGGGACGACAAGTTGCGGTTGATAATATCAAGCCCGAACAAATTGGTTTAAAAAATTCTGATATGCAATTTGCTGAAAATCGCAAAACGGTTAAAGAAGATATTTATACTAATTACGGCGTTCCGCTTTCGTTGGTTTCATCAGCGACAATGACGATGGATAATTTAAAAGTTGGTAATAAATTATTTTGGGAGCAAGCATTAATTCCGCATTCAAAATTTTTGTTGAGTAATTTAACTAAAATGTTAATGCCGATGTATGATGTTAAAAAAGCTGAAGATTATCATTTAGGTTATAACCCGTTACAAATTCAGCCGTTAAAAGAAGTGATGCTTGATGAAGCAAAAATTATGATGGGATTATCTGTATTAACTGATAATGAAATTAGATCAAGCATTGGTTACGATGATGTTGATGGTGGTAATGAAATTTACAAACCATTGTATTTAGCTCCAACTTCGCAAATTTTAAATCCGCCAGAAGAAAAAAATCCGAATCAGCCGAACATGACGCAAAAGCGTGAAGCAATGCGTCTTGGATTGGAAAAGGTTTTTACTATTAATGGTGAGCGGGCTTATTCTGATGCACAAATTAGTGAAATGCTGAAAAAACACTATGGTTAATGAACAAGAGTACATTGAAGCAAAAGAGCAGTATGCAAACAAGATTTTGCATGAAATTGACTTGAGTAAAGAGCTTGATGGATTTTTTTTCAAGATTGCCAATGATACTGAAAGAAAATTTGTTGAAAGCGGTGATGTAAATGATGCTGAAAGTTACAAAGAGGAATTGCTTTTATTGTTGTTAGCGCAATATAGAAAAGTTGCAAATGATTTTGGTAATACTGTTTTTAGAAGAAGCGATAAAATAATTAATGATAAAATTAATTTTGTTGCTTATAACAGGAATACAACGGCAACACAACAAAAGCAAAACATTGCTGATATCAAGAAAAATGAAATTAATAAATTCATTGATTCGCAAATAAAATTATCAGCAAATGAAATTACCACAACAACGCAAAATAAAATTAGTAATTCAATTTTAACGGCGGCAGGATTGGGTTTAGATGATTTAGAGGTAACAGGAAAAATAATTCGTGAGAATTTTAACGCATCAAATGATTACAGATCAAAATTAATTGCTTTAACTGAAACGCAAAATGCGGCAGAAGGTTCAAAAGCGATTGAGGCAGAAACATACAATAATTATTTGAATGCGTTTGGAGCGGGAATTGTAACAAGAAAAACTTGGGTATCCTTAATGGATGGAAGGGAAAGGGTGGCGCACGGCGATGCAAATGGTCAAACACGTTTTATTGGTGAGCCGTTTGAGGTGATGGGAGAATTTTTACAAGAGCCGAGGGATTTAAGTCTTGGCGCATCGGCGGGTAATACGTGTGGTTGTCGGTGTTCAGCAATTTATACTTTTAGATAAAGGTGATTAACATGAAAATGCAACGATTCGATAAAACTTTTCAGTTTAAAGCGGCGAGTGCAACAGAAGAAACGCGCAACGGTATTCGTATCGGAATTGTGAAGGGTTATGGTCTTACATGGGAAGTTGATCGCAGTGAAGATCAATTACTTAAAGGCTCTACTACAAAATCGCTTGAGCGACATCGCGCTGATGGTCGCCAGATTCGTATGAAGTCACAACATAATAAATTGATTGGCGGTTTCCCGATTGAAAAGGTGCGCGAGGATGATAACGGTGTTTGGCTTGAGGGTGAAATTAATCTTGAAGTGCAAGAAGGTTGGGAGGCGTATGCGCTGGCGAAGCAGGGTGTGCTGTTAGATATGAGTGTTGGTTTTGGAGCGCAACGTAAAAACATATCAACAAAAACAGTTGATGGTAAAACAGTTACACAATTCAAAGAAATTGAAATTTGGGAATTTAGTTTAGTTGATGAGCCAGCAAATAAAAATGCAAAGGTGGTAATGGTAAAGTCTTTTGATTCGTTGCCGATTGCGGCGCGTGATGTTGAATTTAATTCCGATTTTTCTAATTACTCTGATGAGCAAAAAGAAAAGGCATTTTTGGTTAATTCAAAGGAATTGCCGATAGCCAATTTGATTGATGGGATAATGACAATTATTCCAAAAGCAGTATTTAGGTCGGCGGCTACCTTACTTGGTATTTATGGTAGTCTGGCTATCTCTGACGATGAATTTGCTAAAAGTGAAAAAACTATTATGCAAATTTACAAAAAAATGAATTTAGATAGTCCGTTTGACAAAGACGGGATTGACATTACACTTATTGAAAGTTGCATATCTCAGAAAGATGTGGAACAATTATTGAAGTTCGCTGGTATTAGTGATGACGGTCGCAAGATATTAACGAACAGAATTAAATCGTTTAGCCGTGAGGGTGTAGACGAGGGGATTGTAAAATCCTTAAAAACTAACGCCGATGAGCTTGGAAAGATAGCTCAAGGCATTTTAGATAAAACACTCTCAACTTAAAGGTGAACGATATGCCAGATGTAACAGCAGAAGATTTCAAAAAGTACAACGATCAAGTGGTCGTTGCTGTCAAGGCGCTTGAGGCGCTTCAAACAAAGCATTCCGAAGTAGATGGCAAAATTATCGGCTTAGATGAAGCGGTAGTTAAAGCCCAAGCTGGTTTAACGGATGCTATGAGTTCCATGCAAAAGATGGAAGAAAAATATAAGGCTCAATTAGATGAGCAAAAAGCAAGCATTGAGCATTTCAAAAAGCAATTGGCGCGTGGTGCTGATGGTTTAGCCGAACAAGCTGATTTCGCTGATGCAAAAGCCTATCACAATCAAATGAATCGCTTTCTGAAACGTCAGATTCCGATTGATGCTGAATTGGTTGAAAAAATGGCTCAAGCATTGACCGAAAAAACCATTGTGTGTGATGAGCCAGAGAAATTCCAATCATACAAAAAAGATATGGTTGAGGGTTCTAACCCTACGGGTGGATATTGGGTATTGCCAGAGCGCAGTTCCAAAGTAATTACCCGCGAGTTTGAAACATCCCCTTGGCGTTTGGTTGCCAGTGTTATTTCAACATCGTCAAATCAGGTTGATATGATTATTGACGACAATGAAGCTGATGCAACTGAAACGAATGAGGTTGCTACGCAAGCGAAAACCGCAACGGCGCAAATCGGCATTTTATCCATTCCAGTGAATGAGATTTATGTTGCTCAATACGCTACCCAATGGATGCTTGAAGATGCTGGATTTGATTTAGCCGCTTGGTTAAACAATAAAGGCGTTAGTCGCATTCAGCGTAAGCAAAACACTGCTTTCACAAGCGGTAATAGTGCTGGTGCGGCAACAGGTTATTTGACGTTACCCGATAATGCCGTAAACACAACGCAGACGTATGTTCGTGGTCAGATTTACACGCGCACAACGGCGGGTTCGTTAGCGATTGCGGCTGATGATTTAAAACTCATGCAAAATGATTTGAAAGAAGTGTATCAATCAAATGCGGTGTGGATGATGAAACGCGCTACGTTTGGTCGGATCAGCATTTTGAAAGATTCTGCTGGTCAATACATTTTCAACAATTTCTATTTGCAAGATAAACCGCAAATGAATTTGTTAGGTCGCCGCATCATCTTTGCTGATGATTTAGGTGGAGCAACAACGGCGGGCGCATATCCGATTATCTACGGTGATTTTGGTGTTGGTTATACCATTGTTGACCGTTTAGGCAATCGTTTCTTACGCGATCCGTTTAGCGCTCATCCGTTTACGATTTTCCGTATCGGTGCGCGTTATGGTGGCGCTCCTACTTCTTACGATGCTACAGTTCGTTTGAAAGTCAAAGCATAGGGATATGCAGGTTGGGGGAGTAGCAATACTCCCCATTTTTTAATTGATTAAACAGAGGTGATAAAAACATGAGCAATCGTGATCTAACAAGTGATTTAACAAGCAAGCTGGCATTGCTGGCAACCATTAGCACGAACACGACAACGAACGGTAGCGCGATTGATACCGCTCAATTTGTGCAAGGTGTTAATTTTGTAGTGGCGTGTACAGCATTTAGCGCTGGTTCGTTTGCTATCAATATTCAAGAAAGCGATACCACTACGAGCGGTGATTTTACCGATGTGGCGGCGGCGCAACTTATTGACAGTGAGCCTACAATTACGGCGGTTAATGCGGCTGGCGATACGCTTGAGAAAGTTGGTGTATTTGGTACGAAGCGTTATGTTCGCGCACAAATTGTTTCTACGGGGGCAAGCGGTTCAAATACGTTTGCGATTGTAGCGCAACAAGTCGCTGATATTCGCCCATAATAATAGGGGCGCAAGCCCCTATCTTTTTTGAGGTTAACGCAATGTACAAAGCATTAAAAACTGCTTCGTGGCAGACAAGAGATTTTAAAGTTATTTATTTGGTTGAAGGCGAATCGGTTGATGTAAATGCTGACGATGCCGCTCCAATGATTGATGCTGGTTATATTGAAGTTGTATCGGCAGAAGTCGCGCATGATACAAAATTAAATCCAGTAACAAATACAACCGAGCAAAAAAAGCCAGCCAGAAGAACATCTAAGAAGGATTAAAAATGTATGCTACTGGTTCTCAGCCTTATGAAATTACCGAGCCGCCCGAAGATTATCCAATAACGGTAGCGCAGTTTAAAGAATGGGCAAAAATTCCATCGTCAATTACCCAACAGGATACAACCATTGAGTTGATCATTGCTGGTGTAACAAAGTCTGCTGAACAATACACCAAGCGTGATTTTATCACCCGCTCATACAAAACCTATCGTGATCGTTTTGGTGATAGTGGCGAATCGCCAGATTTATTTAATCAGCCGTTTAATAATTATCTTTATACGCAAAGAAATAATCGCCCGATTACTATTCGGCGCTCGCCTTTGCAATCTGTAGAATCAATCAAATACTATATTGATGGTGTATTAACTACACTCGATGATACATTGTATCGAATAATTCCTAAGCCAGATTTTTCGCGCATCATTCCGCTTGATCCAACAATTAATGCTATGGCAAATGGTTCTTGGGTTGAGAGCGATAATATTGAGCAAGCAATTGAAATTGAGTTTACAACAGGTATGGGTGATGACGCAGAAGAAATGTTGGAGCGTGAGCCTAATTTAGTTGAAGCGTTATTGATGCACGTTAATTTTGTTTATCGCAATCGTGGTGATTGTGCGCCAAAAATGACTGCTGGTGGTGCGGGCGGTTCAAGTTGTTCATGCTCTATTGCCCCATCTGAAGTGCTGATGATTTACAATATGTATCGAATTGAAGATATGGTGCTTTAATGCAATGCGAAAAAGTTTTAAGCAGAAAGAGGCAGGTTTGTGCAGGTGATTTAGATAAATTAATTTCACTACAGCGCCGCGATATTGTTGCGGTTGAAGATGGTGTGAATTACACCATGAGTTTTGAGTTAATTGAAGATTTGTGGGCAAGTTGTGAAACGCGAAAAGGTATAACTGTTTTTGATTCAACAAATACAGAAATTATTATTGATGCAACTTTTTACATTCCGTTTATTGAAAATGTTACGGCTGAAAGTTGGATTTTATTTGAAGGAATTAGATACGATATTATGCGTGTTGAAGATTTAGAATTGCGGCATGAGTGGTTAGCATTGTATTGTATAAGTCGCGGCACTGATGAAAGTTCGGTGAATGCACAATGATTACATTTCACTATGCTGAAGCTGTAGCGCCGCAATTAGTGGTGCTTAAGAAGTTAGAAAAGAATATGAAGGCTTCTTATCGCAATGGATGGGCGCGGGTTGGTAGAGCATTAAATAGTGATTTTGTTGGTCAGGTAATGTTCAAGCCTAAAAGCGGGAAGGTATACAGGATTAAAGGCGGAACCCATACAGCATCGGCATGGAATGAAACGCCCGCGAATTTAACTGGTCATTATCGTGATTCTATTCGCTTTACGGTACGCGGTTGGATGGGTATGACTTGGGGTAACGATGCGTTTTATGCGGATTGGTTAGAAAAAGGAAGCGCTGAATTTAATGTTAGCTTTACTGGGCGTAAAGGTTTATGGCGCACAGTTAAAAGAGTTCAGCCGAATTTTACAAGTATTTTTGATAATCAGTTAGCGGTTGATTTGGGTGGGTGGTATTAGCAATGAAGTGTTCCGATGTAATTAGGCAGTTGATTAAGTGCTTGCCGCTTTATACGGATGCTTTTTCTACAAAATTAAACATTGCAAGTATCACGCGCTTAACAGAAACAACGGCGCAAGTGGTAACAGAGGCGGCGCACGGTTTAACAAATAGTGACGTTGTTTTAACTGAAAAAATACCGTGCAGTATTATTATTACCGATATTGATGTTGCTGATGGGTTTATAACATTTGAAACGAATATTGACCATGATTTAACTTTACATGAGAGCGAGGAAGCTCAATATGTTAAAATTAAAAACGGTAGTGATTTGCAAACGTATTTATTATCAGATGTTCCGAATAGGAATAGTTTTGTTGTTGTTGATGATGGTCAGCCCGAAATTATAGGGCAGGCGTATTTAGAAAATTATTATCTGTATGGATATAATACTTTGTCGCCAGTTACGGTAATAAATTCAACAACATTCAATTACAATTTAGATTTTAATGTTGGTAGTGATGCTAACCCGAATTACTTAACGCTATCAAAAGTAAATAAAGGCTTTAGAATTAGTGGTGCAGTTGATTTGCAAACTATTTTGGATAGTTATACAAAGCAATCAACAATAAATGTTTTATGGGCTTTTGTTGTATTAGAAGATTTTGAAGCGAATAAGGAAAGAAACAGCACTACGGATGCACAATCGTTTAATACAAAGCAAGGTGATTTTTACCAACAGATTATTCAGCGATTTTGTGTTTATATTTTTGTGCCGAATAAGGGAACGCTTTTAACTGATACAAACGGTATGGCGGCGCGTGATGTAGTTGAAGATATTAGGTTGCCGTTATTCAAGTCTTTGTTGGGTGTGAGTTTTGATTCTGATTTAACAACGGAATCGAAAACTGTTTGTGGTTATGTTGGTGATGGTTACAAGGCGTACAACGGTGCGTATTATGTTCACGAATTTAGATTTGAGCAGTTGATTGATATTGTAAATAGTGATGTGAATAGGGATTCAGTTGATAGAGCGTTTAGAGATATTAATTTGACTTTTGAAAATCCAGATACACTAACGCAATATTTTGCTAGTATTGATTTGGATGATGAGCCGCTTGGAATAGTGGGTAATTTTGGTAATGGGTTTGGAATATTTTAGGTGATGAGATGAGTGATGACGCGCAATACGGCACTAAGTTATTACAAATAATTAATGATAATTATCGTAAGATTTATGTTGATGATTTGAGATCGGTGTTACGCGCTTTTGATCAGTTTGCGGCAACGATTACTGTTTTAGATACCGATATTGATGACCCCGCTGATATTGTAAGTCCGTCAAATGGTGATGCGTATTATTCTGGCGCTGATGCGGTTGCGCCTTTTGAGGCGTTTAGCATTAACGTATGGCGTACTGGAATGAAAGAAGGAACGACAAATACGCCTTTAGCGGCACAATGGGAATCTTATCCTGTGCGTGAGGGTTGGGTAATTTATTCCGTAGTAGCTGGAGTGCATTATAAAATTTTAGATGATTTAACTTTAGGTGAATTTCCTAATCCGTTTAATCAATCATTAAATACCACTAATAACGTTACGTTTAATTCAATAACATTAGCTACGCCTTATCAGCCAGAAGTTGATGATGATACGATAAAAATAAACGCGAATGGTCAATTATATGCCGCATTATTTTTAAATGCCGATGGCGCGCTTACAAGCGTTGGCGATGAAGAAGGATTTTATTTTATAAGCGGCGTATGGGTTTACTACAATGCGGGTTATAAAAGATTTGGTAGCGATACAGCATTAACATGGACAAACAAAAGTAAAAACGTGCCTATAGTTTCTGGTACATTTGAGGCGGGTAATACTATATCAGCAACAACGGGCGATTGGGGAAGTCCAACGCCGACAGGGTTTCATTATCAATGGGGTTATTGGGATTCGCCCACGTTTACACCAATTGAGGGTGCAAACTCTAGCACTTATGATTTAACAGAAGATGATGTTGGTAATTCCATTATGGTCAAGGTTTACTGTAATGATAATAATTCGGCTAATTTTTGGATAACGGATGATGCAAATTATGTTCATTCGTCTGCCGCTCATGCGGTGACTTAATGTACCCATACGATAGCGGCAATTTGTTTTTACATGGAACGGAACACTACGAGTTCGTGCGTGATAATTTTGTCGGTGATGTATTAGATGCAGGGTGCGGGTTCGGTACGCTGGCTGAATACGTTGATGAGTACACGGGCATTGATGCTACGCAGTTTGCGGTTGATAATCGCGTAGATGACCGTGTGAGTTTTGAGTTTATTGAAAATTACAAAAAACAGCACGATACGGTTGTGGCGTTAAGTGTTTTAGAAACGAACGAATTGAGTATTATTGATAAGCTGATTAGCTTGGCGAAAAAAATGGTGATTGTTAGTTACACGAAAGGCGAGCTATCGCCAGAGTTTAAAGTTCATGCGATTGATGATATTGCGTGTTACTTCGATAAAGTGATTGATGGCGTTAAGCACACGTTTTTCATCAAAGAAATAAATGATAGTCTGACTATCTAGGTGGTAATGGTTTTTTAAAAAATAAGTGTTACAATCAATAAGGTGGAGGGGCTTGACATGGTTAAAAAAACTTTTGTTTTTAATGATTTGACCGAGGATGATTTAGAAAAAATATTTTTAGGTCTTGATGAGTTAAAGCATAAACACGCAAAGGCAGTTGTGCGAAAATTAACACAACAAGTTATGGTACAGGTAAATAACAGTATTGGTGAATCAGCTAAAAAACAGCCGATACCAAGCAGGAGAGCAAAAAAATGAGAACGCAATTAAAAGTTTTAAAAAGTTTCTCGCCATACAAAGCTGGTCAAATTATAAATGTTGAATTGGATCAATTTTGGCGAAGAAGATTGCTAGATGGTTCTGCTGAAAAATATGTAGCGCCAAAAAAAGCAGTAAAGGGTGAAGGTGATTCTAAATCAAGTGATACAACGGGAGAGTCTAAATAATGACTACTATAATCAGAGAGCCATCAGTAACGGCAAATTTATTATCAGCGAGTTCAATGCAAATTAATACTGAACAGCGCGTATTGATTATCGGGCAGTTGGGTTCGGTTGCAACAGCAACGGCGGGTGATTTGTATACAAATTTAACAAGCGAGGATAATGTTGAAGAATTGTTTGGAGAAAATTCAATTTGTGCTTCGATGTATAGAAATTTTCGCAAAGAAAATCAGTACACGCAGGTTGACTGTATCGCATTTGAAAATGATGTTGATGGCGCGGGTGTTGCGGCAACTGGTCATTTTTATCTTAGTGGTGGGAATGCTGATGAAGCTGGTTATGTAACAGCTATTGTTGGTTCTGCCGAAGATGCAAGTTATACAGTTACGGTTGATTTTGATGAGCCGAGCAATGATGTTGCGGCGGCGCTTGTTACGTTAATTGCGGCTGATACAAAATTGCCAGTTAATGCAACATCATCTACTGGTCAAGTAAACTTGGCGTGTGACTTTTTAAGTTCGCTAGGCAATGACATTGCTTTAAAAATTGAAACGAATGTTTCTAATTTTGTTGCTACAGTTGATCCGATGGCTAATGGTGATGGAGCGCCTTTAGAAGCAGACATGGAAGCGGCGCTAGATAAGATTGCATTGATTCGCTATCAAACAATAATCAGTCCGTTTACTGGAAGGGCTATGGAAAGATTCATGGATGATAGATTTAATGTTGTGAATAACATTCTTGATGGTGTTGTTATAAGTTATATTTGTAATGATTATTCAACAACGGTAAGTTTGTTAGATGATATAAATTCAAATAGCTTCACTTATTTTTGTGATCGTTTAATTACCGCTCAAGATGCGCGAAGTGGATCAAGTATGCTTGAGTTTGGTTGGGGAATCATTTCGCAATTTGGTGCGGTTCGTGCTGGTCGCAGAACGGAAAACAAAAATATTTCAAAATGGGTTGTTGCTTCTGGAACATCAAAAGATTCTATTGGCGGTATGGCGATTAGTTCGTTACCTTATTTTAATACGCCAATGGTTCATTTACCGTTAATGGAAGAAGGCGACATTTTTGGTTGGAGTATTGCCGAGCAGGAAGTTATTCGTGATTCTGGCGGATCAATGATTGGAAATAATGTTTCTGGTAATTCTGTTTTGTTGGGCGAAGTATTGACTACTTATAAAACTGATCCTAGCGGTGTTGTTGATCCAACTTGGAAGTTTTTAGAATATGTTGATACGGCTAGTTCAGTTCGTGAATATTTTGTAAATAATTTACGCTCACGTTTTAGACAGCATCGTTTAACAAATGGTGCGTTGATTGCTGGTCGCGCTATGGCTAATCCAGCATTAATTACTGGAACGTGTACGCGCCTTTATGAAGATGTTGCAGAATTAACATTAGCGCAAGCTGGTGAGTCTTATGTAAACTTTTTCAAACAAAATTTAACGGTTGCGATTGATCTGATTGCTGGTTCGGCAAACATTTTTATGAAAATGCCGATTGTCACGCAATTTAGGGAAATTATTGCAAACATTCAAATTCAATTTACTACAGAGGATTAATTAGATGCCTATTCAAAATTCTGATCCAAGTGTCTTGGTCAATGGTGTATCGGTTAAAATTGTCGGCGGATCATTGAAGTGTAATGATGGCTTAGGCGAACAAAAAGTTTTGACGCAATCGGCTGGACACGGTCAAGTTGAAAATGTTTATTCAAACGATATTGAAACAAATATCGGGCGCGTGAGTTTTCAAATGCGCAATACTGACGAAAATCAAATTTTAGTTCGCAACTGGAAATTATCTGGCGAAAATAATTTGGTTGAAGTTCCAGCGCAAACATCGGATGGATTAAATCGGGTTTATCAAAAAATGGCATTCGTTAATGATTATGAATTGCCGTATAGTCCTGATGGTGTTATTGATGTGAATTTTGAAGGTCGCAAACCTACAGTTTAATTTTTTAAAAAAATGAAGGGGAATTGTAATGAACGAATTAAAAAGCGATTTTGTTTATCCGTTATTAAAGCCAATTAAATATCCGTTTAATGGTGAGCAGAAAGAAGGCAGGGCGTTATTGATGATTGCTCCGCTTGCGAAGTTAAATAAACAACGCACTATTTTGCAAAGGGAATTGATGAAGGCTATCAATACGGTTACGGAAAGAAATGCAAACCGTATTGAAGTTTCATCGAATATGACTGATGCCCAAGTTGAAATTGAGAGCGGTGATAGATCGGTTACGCAGAAAGAAGTAAACGGAATGCTTTTATCGGGTGAAGCGAATTTTGATGTAATGCACGATGCGCTTAAAAGTTTAATGCTGAACGGTTGTTGCAAGATTGAAAATGAAGCGCCGATGCTGGAGTCTGTTTATGATTCGCTTGATGGGCGTGATTTGGATGGAATGTTATCGGCATTCGTAGCAAATTTTATTATGCCATCATTGTAAAAATTAGTGACACACAATTACAAAAGATGGCGTTAAGCGTGTGTTTGTATTACAAGGGCGGTATTCAATATGATTCATTGATGGACAAACCGATTCCATTTATTTTATCAGCCATTGATATAGCCGAGCAGTTTAACCAAGAACAGGAACGGGCAGTAGAAAGAGCAAGGGCGAAGGCTACGCCGAGGCGAAGATAATGGCATACAAAAGTTCCTACACATTTTCAGCAACAGATCACTTTTCAAAACAAGCGAAAGATATTGCCGCAAGTCTGCTGGCAATGAATACGCAGTTACGCGCCTTAAAGCGTTTAACCGCCATACCTAAAAACCTTACCTATGCAAACATCACAAAGGCTACCCAAAAAGTAGATGCCTTAACTGCTTCTATGATCAAGATGCAACAGGTAGCCGCAACGGGCGCTACAATCGCTGTAGGGGGCGCAGGAGGCGGTTCATCTGGTGGTAGACGTAGTGGTGGCGGTGGAGTTAGTAGGCGATCTGGTGGCGGCTTAATGAACGGTGCGGCTTTTGGTGCTGGTGTGCCGATGATAGGTCGCAATTTCATATTGCCGTATGTTGGTTATAAGGTGGCTACTGGTATTTATAATACTGGTGCAGATATGGAAACTGGAGTTCACAAATTAGGCGCATTGACTGGTTTAAAGGGTGATCAGTTAGGTATGGCGCAAAATAAAATTGCTGAACAAGCAAAAACTTTTGGGATTGAGCAATCGGCGGCGATTCAAGGAATGATTGATGTTGCAAACTCAAACGCTCAATTGATAGGTGATATGCCAGCGTTGTTTAGTATGTCGGATGCCGCTACAAAATTAGCAATTGCTGGTGATACCGATCCGAAAAAAACTTCCGAAGGTCTTACCCGTTTTATGAAGGGTTTCCATGCGAAGCGTGGAACGGAAGAATATTATGCGAAATTGATGGCGGCGGCTTCAAAATATAGCGCATCTGAAATTGCAGATACTTCACAATTTTTGAAACGTGGTGCTGGTTCGGCGTATGTGCAAGGATTAACGCCAGAACAAACGATGGCATTGGCGGCATCAGCCGCGCCTTATCGAAAAGCTGGTGTTGCTGGTACACAAGTGGCGGGGATATTAAGAAATGTTGGTAAAGGAACATCAAAATTAAAAGGTTTAAGTTGGAAAGAATTAGGCTTGAAAGGTACGTTTGATGTTCTTAATGCTGAATTTACAAAATTAACAACAAGTGCGCAACGAAACGCATGGGCATCTGATAGATTTGGTACGCAATTTGCTGAATTGGGGCTTCAAATGATGCGCGATAGGCATAAGTTACCAGAGCTAGAAAAAAATATGAGCGATCATGCCGCCTTAACTGATATGTTTAATTCAAATATGTCAACGACACACAAAAAAATGCAAACAATGCAATCTGGTTTTGCTGAATTAGGTGTAACCCTATTTAACCAATTTAAACCGAATATTGATGCGGCGATTAATGGTTTAACTTTGCTTGCTACGGCGGCGACTAATGCGGCTCATTATTGGGAGGGATCGGTTGACAATATGTTTGATTATGTTGGCGGTCAAGGATTTCAAGTTGGTTTAATTGACAAACCGAAACAATATATTGTTGGGCAAGAAATGAATTTAGATACACCATATAGCTTGCCGCAAGGAGGGGTGGCACAAAAAGAAAAATTAGATATAACTTTATATGTTGATCAGCAAGCGATTGTTCGGGGCGCATCAGTAAATAACGGTAAGAATAATAAAACAGTGACTATTCAAGGTGGTCGCGGTTATGAGCGGTGGTAGATAATGGCTATTCAAGATTTTTTACATTCTGGAAGTTTTAAAGGCGCAACATTTTTTTGTGATGCCGCTATTACGGTTGGTGGTCGCAAGCAAGTAAAGCATGAATATCCTAATTCTGGTAAACAGCTAATTGAAGATTTAGGATTTAAGCCAAGAAATTTTAAATTCAGCGCCAAGATAAAAGGTAGTCTTGGTGATGGATCATATTTTCAAAATCGTGACAGATTATTAGCGGCGCTTGAGGAGGGTGGAAACGGTATGTTATCGCATCCATTTTTTTCATCATCTATTCAAGTTACTGCGCGTGATTATGTGCTTAACGAAAGAATGGCGCATCTTGGATATGCTGAAATTGATTTAGAGTTTGATTATAACGATGAGAAAGCAAATCCATCACCAATACAAAATTCGCTTCCAGTCATTAATAAACTAAAAAATAATTTGCTTGGTGGTTTAGAAGGCAACTTTAAAAAATTATTTAATGCAGTATTGCCAGCTAATTTTGATTCGGCAAAAGGTTTAGTTGGTGATTTTACTTCTGCGGTGTCGGTTGTTACCGATACTTATGCACAAATTCAAACTGAAATTGCGCCATTTAAACAATTAATAAATGATATTGATAATAATATTAATGCGCTAATTGTACAGCCGAATAATTTAGCTGATTCTATTTTCGGTGTAATTAGGGGCGCTGAAAATCTTTATAACGATGCTGATGTGGCGTTTGAAGCATTTACTGGTATGTTTGATTTTCGTGACGATTATATTTATGAAGATGAAACAACAGAAAGCAGAATACAGCGCAACATAAATTCAAAAAGTATTATTTATAGTGTGCAAACTGGTTTCCTAGCTATTGCTTATGTTGCGGCAAGTGAAGTTGAATACAAAACGGTTGATGAAATTAATTTAGCTCAACAAGTTTTAGAAGATCAATTTGTCAAATTAAGCAATTCAGAATCGGTTGATGATGGTGATATTTATTTACTTGGATTGTTACGCGCACAAACAACGGCATTTTTAGAGGCAGAAAAGCTAAATGCGTCTGTAATTATCCCGATAAATATAAACGGGCTTTATCCGTTATCACTAATTGCTTATCAATATTATGCTGATGAATCGCCCGAAGTATATTTTGAGCGTTTGCAAGCAATGATTGAATTGTCTGCACCAATATCAAATAACATTAATTTTGTAACTGGTTCTATTGATGTGGTCAGCGTATGAGTATGTTGCTAGAAATAAATGGAACGCCTTATGAGTTTTTCAAAAACTTTAACGTAAAGCGGAATATTGAAAACTTTAGCGGCGAAGTAAATATTGTCGCAACCGAATCTGATTTATCGCGCTATCCTATCAAAGTTAATGATAAGTGTGTGGTTTTGATAAATGGTTATCCCGTTTTAACTGGATACATAGAATCAATTTCCCCTTCAACAAGTCCGTATGATCATAATATTTCAATTAATGGTCGTGATGTAACGTGCGATATTATTGATTCTACACTGCTTGGCAGTGATATAGAAATGAAACCAAAGTTTTCCTTAACGGATTTAATAAACAAGGTTCAAGGTGCGCTTGGTTTAAAACTGCCAATTAAAATAGATGCGCCAATCACTTTGTTTGATGAAACAGATTATGTTGCCGCAAGTGATGGAAAAAATGCGTGGGATTTTATTGACGAACACGCAAGAAAAAAACAAGTGCTTGTTAATACTGATGGTAATGGCGGCATTGTTTGTATGCGCGCTGATTCTGCACAAGATTACGGGCTTGTTTTAATTAATAAGCGCGGCGCAATATCAAATGTTTTAAGGTCAAGTTCGTCTTTTGATTTTACAAATAGATTTGGTTCATATATTTGTTCATCACAAGCAAATTTAACATTAAGTTCTGATGGAAAATCAGACAATGATTCTATGGTGACAATTAGATCATCGGTTATTGGTGATAAGGGTGTAAGATCATCACGCAAGTTTGTTTTTGTTGCTGAACAAGCATCAAGCGTTGAGGATGCAACGAATCGTGCCAAGTGGCAAGCAAATTTGGATAGGGCGCGATCAATTACTTATTCCGCAACTATTCAAGGTCACGTTTACGAACAAGGCGTTATGGTTGGTCAGCCGTATAATTTTAATCATCTAGTAGCGGTGATTGATGAAAATTGTGATATTGATGCAATCATGCTGATTAAATCAGTAACTTTTAGTTTGAGTTTAGATGGCGGATCAATTACAGAATTAGAAATTGTTGATAAAGATTCTTACACATTAGAATTAACTGATCCATCATTAAGGGATAGAAAAACAGATAAGGTTGGTAATAACTTTTATGGCGCTCCTCCAACAGATGAAGAAATAGAGGCAAGCGCAAACGAATCGGATGATGAAGAATGATTACGATAGGGAAGGTTACTTTAAATACTGATGATGCTGAACAGCGACCTATCTTCCAGTCATATTTTAACGGGAAGGCGGCGGATACTTATTTGTATCAGCCTTATGGATTAACATCAAGACCGCCACAAGAAGATTCGTTAGTTGCGATCATGCTCCAGCAAAACCATGCTGGTGCGCGTATTGGATTCCCGTTTTGCCCAACAAAGCGGAAAAAGAAATTAAAATCGGGCGAAGTTGTTTTGGAAAATATGCTTGCTGGTTCGTTCTTTTATTTTAAAGAGGATGGCGATTTAGAAATTTACATTCCAAAAGATATTAATGCGAAAATTGTTAGGAATGTTACTATTACGGCATTAGATACAACGATGAATTTAAACAATTTAACAGTTTATGCAAAGGATATTAGGGTAGTTGCAAACAGTATTACAATGATTGGCGCGGTTTCTCTTGATTTAGCCGCTCCAGTGTTTTCAATTACGTCAGCCGATATTAAGGTTACTGGCAATACGGTTGTTAAGGGCAATTTAACGGTGGCTGGAAATGTGGCTACAGTTGGAACATTGACTAACAATGGCATTAATGTTGGCTCAACGCATAAACATGGCGGTGTTCAAACTGGTGGCGGTTCAACGGGGATACCATTCTAATGAATACAGATATTGCTTTTACAAAGACCGATGAAGGATATTGGGATTTAACGCTTGACGATGATGGCGATTTCACCAAGATTAATTCTTTTGATACTGCTATTTTGTTATCATTGTTCGGCAGTGATAAACGCGCATCGGCTGATGAACAAGTTGATCCAGCATTGCGGCGCGGGTGGATAGGTGATCAATATGCTGATGTTCCAATGGGTTCAAAGCTATGGTTGTTAAGCCAGTCGCGGCTATTTACGCAAGCTGAAAATCGGGCGCGTGATTATTGCAAAGATTGTTTGAAGTGGTTGGTTGATTATGATTATGCGTATTCGGTTGAAGTGGTTACTCGCCGTGATATGCGGTTAGGTCAAATGATTGCGGATATTACGATTACGCTTTTAAATGGTACTACATTACAACGCTCATACGTTTTATGGCGCAATACGGCTCAATAGGATTTAGAAAATGTTTAACATACCAGATACACCAGAAACATTAGAAAACAAAACGCTTGCTGATTTACAGCGTGAATCAGAAAACGCAAATCCGTTTTTAAAATTGTCGTGGATGGCGGCGCAAGGAAAGGCTTGTGCGCGTAGAGTTTTTGAATTGTATCAATCGCTGAAATTGATTTTAAAAGAAGCGATCCCGATTACGGCAGTTCAGAATTTAACCATGTGGGCTTCGTTTTGGGGAATTACACAAAATGCGGCAACAAAGGCAACTGGTTTAATTGTTGCAAATGGTACGGTTGCTACAGCGATTATTGCTGGAAAGCAATTAACATCAAGTGATGGTAATTTATATGAAACCGTTGGAAGTGTAAGCGTAACAACAAAATTAATTACGCTTGATAGTTTGACGGCAACTGGAAAAGTTGCAAAGGCAACATTACCATCTACTCAAAGTTTGTATGATAACCAAGAAGTAACAATCACGCTTGCGACACAAACTGAATACAATGGAACATTCCCAATTACTGTTTTGAATGACACACAATTTACTTATGTGATGAGTGCAGTGCCGCCACTATCGCCAGCAACGGGAACGCCGAAAGCTGGATGGAATAGTGCAGTGTGTACAATTGAATCGCTTGAAACAGGTGAAGATAAAAATTTAGCGGCAAGCACAAAATTAACTTTTACAACGCCGATCACCAATATTAATAATGATGCTTATGTTGATTACAACAGAATATCGGGTGGTACTGATTTAGAAGGATTACCATCATTAAAAACGCGCTTTATTTATCGCGTACAAAATCCGCCAACTTTATTTAATGTTGGCGCAATCACAAAAAAATGTATGGAAGTATCTGGTGTTAAAAAAGTATTTGTGCAAAGAAATTCAAAAGCGGGTGTTGAGGGTAATGTTGGTTACGTTACAGTTTATTTCGTGCGTGATGGTGATGGAACGGATCAAATACCAACAGAAGGCGATCCAAGTCAATGCAAAACCGTTTACGATAAATTGCTTGAGATTTATCCAGCGTTTATGGCAGAAGAATATTCTGAAAGCGCTACGCCAAGTAATGATTCGCAATTATTTGTATTTGCTCCCGATCCACAAACTATTCCGTTTACGTTTACGGCGCTTGATCCAAATACAACAACAATGCAAGAGGCTATTACGGCGAATTTGTTAGCATTATTTAAGGATGATTTTATTATAGGTAATGGATTAACTAATGCGGAATACATAGCCGCTATTCAAAATACAGTTGATACAACAAACGGCGCAAGGGTTATTTCATTTACTTTATCAACTCCAACTGGTGATATTGCTACGGGCGCTGGCGAATATCCTATTTTGGGAACAGTTACTTATCCAGTGATTTAATATGGCACAATTATTTACCGCACATACATTAGAGCAACATACACAAGCAAATGCTAATTTTTTGCCTAGCGGCGCTCTGTTTGAAGCAAAAAATATTTATTATTCTATTTACAGAAAGTTCTTGCGCGGTATGGCTTGGATTTTTTCTGATTTTGAAGCGGTGCTTTATAATGTTTCAGCGCAATTAGATATTTCGCAAACGATTGAATTGCTTGATGGATGGGAAAAAACTTTTGGAATACCAGATCACTGTTTAACAAACACTGGCGACTATGACACAAGGCGCTTACAAATATTATTAAAAATAGCGCAACAATATGTTTTAACGGTGCAAGATTTTATTGATTTTTGTGATACTTATTTAGGATTAACAATAACAGTAG